GACTGTTTGACCAGTCCATACCACCGCACCGGCCGTGACTGTAACGATGGTTGCTATCGAGACTGTGACCGTTCGGCCAGCCCATGAAAGTGATCCAGCGACAACCGGGACGGTGATGCTTTGAGTAACCGCCTGGCTCGACCAGGTCAGGCTGCCAGCGGTAACCGGGATGACCGTCGCTATGGCGATATTGACGGTTTGTCCTGCCCAAACAATGGTTCCGACCGTTACCGGTACCGTGCGGTTCGCAGTAACCGCCTGGCCCGACCAGACAACCGCCCCCGCTGTGACTGGGATAACGGTCGCTATTGCGATATTTACAGTTTGGCCGGACCAGGTCACCGCTGCGGCTGTGACCGGGACCGCCTGTTTCGCTGTGACTGACTGCCCAGCCCAGGTAACCGAACCGGCCGTCACCGGAATAACGGTTGCGATCGAGATGGTGACCGCTTGACCGGCCCATGTCACCGAGGCCGCAGTGACAGGGACAGTGATGCTTGCTGTGACGGTTTGGCCAGACCAAGTGATTGACCCAGCGGTGACGACAACCGTGGTACCGCCAGCAACCACGACGGTGGGAATCCAGCTCTTCCGGGTAGCGGTGAAAGTCCTGCGTCGATAGACTCCGAGTCCCCGTGAACGCGCCATCAGCGAGTCCTTAGATAGCTATAGCTCCGGGGAAAGAGCAAGGAGCCGCCGGCTGGGGCGGCTGTTGCATCAAGCTCAACGCCAACTTCGCAATGGTCAATGAGTGCGCCAGCACTCCATGCGATGGCCTGATCTCCCGCCGTGGAGTTCCGAGAGTTGATGCAAATGCCGGTGGTTGGCGTGCTGTATCCGGTGTCGATGCTCTCGGGCCAGTTCGTTGGGGCAGTTAGTGCTGGGGGGCTATCTTCACCAAGTACAGCAATGATGCCACCGTTGCCGGTCTGCATAGCAGACCCAAATGTAATCGTTGGCGGGCTCTCTGTTTGCGAATTCTCCGCAATGGACTGCAGAATGAACGATGTGCCCGAGCGCAGGGCTCCGGCAATACCAGCTACCCACAATCCGCCGCCGGTATCGCCAGAGATGGTCGCAGTGAAGATTGTTGACGAGGTGTTGGTGATGGCCTTACTACGGACCCAGATGTTCAGGACACCATTCGTCCCACCATCCGTGGCCTCGACCACCTTGGTATAGGTGGCGCTATCGCCATTATCATCTGAGACGTTCGTTACAGAACCGCCGCCGCCCGCACTCGTACATCCGGCCACCACCACAATCATGTGTCCGGCTGTGGGGGTTGCCCAGGTGACGCTCTTGTTACCTGCGGTCGTTGTCCAAGAACTACCTCGGTTGGAGATTGTCAGTGCCATTCATTCACAGCACTTTCGTGTTCCCCACGCAGGTCACTCCGGTAATCTCGCAGCCCTGTAATTCGATTGGCCCGTATTGGTTGTTCTGGATGGTCACGTTCGACAGAGTGAATCCAGACGAGCAGCCGTTATGGCCGACTTGCATGGTCATGCCTACTCTTCCCAAGATGTCCGCGCATACAGGGTGCCTCCTGTGTGCCATGCCCCCGGCCGTTGCACCGGTGCGGGGGCCTATGTGTTTACAGTTCTTCCCAAACTACCGTGCCAGACACGGTGATTGAGTCTGCGGGTGCAGCGAGGAGGCGGAAGGAGAATGGGTCTACGCCAGCATCACAGCGGGGTCGCATCTCGGGCGTCCACACCCACTGGGTCGGAATCCTGATGTTCCAGGTGATGATCTGGATGAGGGTTCCGGCAGTGGAGGCCGTTGTGTTGTTTGCCAGGACGGCCGTACCAGTGACCGGGTTGTCAGACCGGCTATAAGCCACCTCCGTCAGTGCCGTACCTCCCGAACCTCCCGTAACAGCCCGATAAACCCCGATTCGGAGAACCTCCTCTGCCGCGTCTCCCAGATCGGTGTGCTGGCCAAGCTCCAGCATGTGGAACGATAGGGGCGCATCTGCTACAGCGGTTAGGTGGAAGATATCGGTCGCGGTGGTGAACGCCAGGGCGTCCATTGGGGCCGAATAGATGTTGCCCATTAGGTCGCCGTTCCGGTGAACAACCCGTTGACCTGGTCGGCGTCGAACGTGATCGTGTTGCCGGTCGTGATTGTCGTATCGCCACCCACGTCGATGTAGCCGATGAGGGGATCGGCGGGAGTGGTGGGCGTGTCGTTCCAGACAACGCAATAGCGGAAGGGACCGATGCTGCCGCCAGAGGCGGTCCACGACCAGTCTGCAACGACGAAGTTAATCGGCTCAGTCTCATCTGGAATCGAGGCGGTCAGGGTGATTCCACCAGCGGTGTATCCGTTCAACGTGGACAACTCGTTCGTGGCATCCGCCTTGACTTCGTTGGTCGCGGCATTCGGAACGTAGGTCGAGGTGTGCAGCGTGGCCTTGATGGTATGGCTGAGCCAATCCGTCATGCCAGCGTCGCCAGCAGCACCGCCGCCCAGGAAGTTCACGGCAGCCTTGTCGAACATGATGAATGTCGCCATTTACTTCGCCTTCCTACCTTGCGAGAGCTTCACGTCTGCCGTCTCGGTTTCGACTGTGCGGCCCCGAGCACCCTTCATGGGCGGGTCTTCGGCTTCCTCGGCAAAGCGCATCCCGACAAGGGCATCTGCTAGATCCGAGTCAACAGCGACTACCTTGCCGGCGTCTTTCTCTTCGACGCCATAAGCCATGGCCCCCGTGATGTTCAGGATTCGTACTTTCCTCGTTGCCATCAAGCCTCCTTGATGCGGCCCAGGGGAGGCCGAAGCCTCCCCCAGACCAGCCTTCTTATGTAGCCGAGTGGGTGAAGAACTTCACCGCACCAGCTGCACCGTTCACAACCTGCTTGGCATCTGTCCGAAGAATCCCCCGGAACGACACCTGGTCGGTTGCGAACTTGGACTCATCCGACCGCTCGAACCGCAGTCCCACGACGTCGCGAATGGCGTAGTAGGCACTGAAGTCACCGAACCCGACGGACACGGCGTTTGCAGCCGGCACCGCCATGGTCGGATCGGTCACCACTGGCCGCCCCAATATCGAGTCTGGCGTTCCGGCCGCGAGGCCAGGCTGCCAGATGTAGTCGAACAGGGCAGAGCCAGTCTTGAGCTTGCGGATAGCCGCAGCCGTCAGGTCGTTCATGATCCAGAACGCCCGCGTCCGATAACCGGCAACCACATTGTGGAACAGGTCGATCAACCCGTCTGCGGGACCATTGCCTGCGGTAGTCAGGCCGAAGGTCAGCGTGGTACCGACTGGACCCGTGATGCCCGACGGGGCGTTTGCGATGCCCTGTGGCTGGCCCGTACCCGTCCCGGTGACCAGGTGCGCCCCGTTACCCAGTCCCATCGCTGTCCCCATAGCACGAGCGAGGTAGCCCACCACGTCGATGGCGCTGTCCTCGAGAAGCTCCCGTGAGATGTCGATGATCTTAAAGTACTTGTAGCTGCCGACCGAAACCTGACCGAACGTCGGGTCCGACTCAGCACCGGCCACACCCTCAGCGATAATCGTTGCGTTACCACCGTGGGTGGCTGTCTTCGGGATCAGCAGGTTCTCGCCAGAGCTGGTTGTATACACCGTGGCGTTGGTCTGCCTGACTCCCGCATTGGCCACCAGGTGCTCGTACAGGGTCCGAACGAATCCCGTTGGAATCAACTCAGCACCTGCCGTGGCCGTACCCTTCGTCAGGTCGTGCTGCTCCAGCTTGACGTCGATGAAGGGAGACTGGTAGACGTCTTCCCGGCCTTTCTGGCCAGCCCGCATCCAGTTGTCGAGGCGGGCGTACATCTCGGTGTCGGCGTCGGCCTGGACCTTCGGGTTGGCGATGATCTTCTGATACCGCTCCCGCTGGGCCGCCATGTCCTTCTCGGCCTCAACTTCGCCGATCAGGTCGTCGATACGGAGCTTCTTGGCGGTCTGCTCCTTGTCCAGCACTTCCCACTTCGCTTGGGCTTCGGCGTTACCTTCGCCGTCGAGATCCCCCTCGATCTGCTCTCGCAGTTCGCGCTGTTGTTCGATGAGATTGCGGCGCTGTTCATACAGCCTCGCAATCAAGTCATGGACTGACATCTCTCCTCCCGGTACGTTTGAGCCATGCCTCCTGTTTGGCGAGTTCTTGCAGTGCTCGCTCGCTCAGTTGGCCCGTGTCGTACAACCACCGGGTGAGACGGTCATCGGTGGGCGATGTGCCTTCGGCACGGTCGCCGGCCGACGATGACTCGGCCTGATGTCCTTGTAGGTGATTCTCCACAGATGTCACGGATTGTTTGAGGTCGGGGGCTCCACCACGGCCACCATGTAGCGCGGCAAGTGCAGCGGCTACACCGGCCGAGTCCGGGCCTGCACCAGGGCGTGGGTGGTGGGGCAGCGCCCAATGTGCAGCGGTGTCTGGATCGGAGTCGTTTGCCCGCTCGAAAGCGATCTTGCGAAACTCGGCGGCGTTTGAGCAGGTCTTCATGGCCGCTCCGCCGTCCCAATGTTCCTGGCCAATCAGCGTTGCGATAGCAGTCATGCTATGTAGGGTGGCTGTTGCGGCCTCATTAGCCGGGAAGGTCACGGGGCCGAATTCGTAAAGTCGGACCTGCTCGATGTATCGCTCAGTCCGCTCGTCATTGAAGCTCTCTTGCATGCTCTCGAACTGGATCGACTGCGCCCGGAGAGAGCCCGATGCCAGGGCTGCCTTGATGTTCTCGTTGTCTGGCCCATCGTGGAGTTCCACTTCCGTCCAGAGCCCCGTCTTGTCCTCCTGCATGACCTCCGCTTTCCCGATGGGCAATAGGCCATAGCGGGGGTCCATGCCATGATTGAACAGCACCTGAATCGAAGAGCGATTCTCCTTCAGCGTCTTGGTGAATGCCCCGGGCTTAACGAACGTCTTCTGATCCCTGCCCGATTCAATGGGATAGTTGAAGACGGAGGCGTAGCCCTCCATCACCCGGCCCTTGGTATTAACCTGAGCAAGCTCGAGCGGGAAACTGGCGAATTCTCGTTCACGCATGGCTATCACTCTCCTACGGCAGTAACGGGGGGCGTTGCGGGCGCTGGCATTGGCTCAGGCTTCCCAGCGCCAGTAAGAACCTGCTCATTCAGTGGCAACAGGAAGCGATCGCCGCCGGGAATCGGGGGCAAGTCGAGCTTCTCCCTCGCCTCATTGCGGCTCCGGAGACCGTTCAGCGCTTGCTTTACCAATACCTCGGTCTCGGTCGCCGTATCGGCTCGCAGCAGGCTGGCGAGGTTGAGCTTTACGAACTCGCCTCGGGGGGTTAGCTGTGAGAAGGCGTCCTCGAGACGGTCGATGTGTGGCTTGAGCACGAACCGCACGAACCCCGTTGACTGTGCCTCAATCCCCGTTCCCCAGGACGTGTTCTTCTCCTCAAGTCCGACCATGTGGGCCGGTACGCCATACCAGCGTGCGATGTCCTCGACTTGGAATTTCCTGGTCTCAAGGAACTGGGCGTTCTCGGGGGTAACTGAGGTGGGCTGCCATGTCGCCCCCCCCGTGAGAACACCAGGGCGATGCGCCTTATCCGTCCCGGAGTGCTCAGACATCCAGTTCTCCCGGATCAGGCCGATGTTCTCCCTGGATACCGGCGCACTGGTCGCCGGAAGCTGAATCACGCCGGACATCTGCTGGCCATTCCCGAAGAACTTCGCACCGAACTTCTCTGCGGCACGGGTCAGGCCAAGAGATTGCCGTGCTAGATCGAGCGGGCTCATGCCACGAATGCCACCTGCCGAATTCAGTTTGATGTGCAGTACATCTCCCGTCGGGTTGTTTGGGCCAAACCGAGAGAGGTTCTGATCCCCGTTCCAGACAAACTCGACGCGGCTATTCCTTCTCCGAACCTCGATTTGACGCGGGCTTAGGGTCCAGAGCTCGGCGGGGAATCCCATGGAGTCTCTAGCGGAGATTAGGATGAATGCGTTGCCGTCCATGAGCAGCGACTCGACTACGCGCTCCACGAACTCAAACGACGTAGATTCGGGATTAGGTGTGTCCACCCAGGCTGGTACCCGGTCAACCGGTTCGCGCAGCGTGCCGCGCTTTCGCACGATGTCAATCGGGAGTCCGGCAAGCGTTCCCGAGATAAGCTGAATGCACCGATAGACGACCGACAGCCGGAGCGCGGCCTCCTGAGACATGAGAACGCCAGCATCGACCGGCTCGCCGATATCGGCACCGGTATTCCACAACGCGACTTTGTCGATGTTGTGGGCCTCGGACCTCTGCCAAGACAGCCCCTCCCGGAAGTTGAAGTGGAGGCCCATCAGAGCGCCACGAATTCGGGGGGCTGGATAGGCACCTGTGTGGCCCTATGACAGGCCACCGCAAGGGCAATTAGGCCAGCTGTCTGTGCTGTGGGTTCTAGTCGCCAGCCCTGGAGCGTTTCCTTGGTCTGACCGGCGAGAACCTGAGCACGAAGCTCGGGATCGCCATCATGCTGGAGCAAGCCAGCGGAGATGAGCCGCCACAGAGTGGCTGTTGCTTGGGCTAGACGTTGGGGCCGCTGTGGCTCTTCCATCATCGGGAGACCTGCTTCGATGAGCAAATCTGCTGATCTACTGAACTGATCGTTGTCATATGCAATCTCTTGAACGTCATATCGCTCGCAGAGCCGCCGCAAAGCGAACTCCGCATCACGCAGAGCAACGCGCCCACCGAGGGGGGCCGGGATGAGCTGAGCCCGTACTGCTACCCGCTCGTCGTCACGGGGGGCCACGATGCCTATACCAATGCCGGCACCAGCCCGAATGGCGATAAATACCCGGTCACCCTCCGAAACATTGCCCAATTCAGCCATTCGGGCGTCCCATGTGGGCGGATCAAGCCACGGAGCCTCACCCTCGGTCCAGACATTGCAGGCGAAGCGAGCCCACTCCATCGGCATCATGGAGTTGTCGTCTCGACGCATCCGCAATGCCGCAATGGTCAGCGCCTTACGTGGGTTGGCCTGCTTGACCAGGGTAAGGTTTCGTAGGTCATCAGTGTCCTCCAGGGCGTATTCGTGCCATGCAAGGGCATCTGAGTGGGCGTAGTTGTAGACACCGTCACGCTTGAAGGTCTTGAGCTTGTGGGCGGCATCCCTCATCCGGCCCAGGGGTGAGTTGGCTGCTGAGCCCGCTGTGGAGATGGTGACGAGCTGTCCGTTCCGCTTGGCCAGCCCATCCCGGAAGATTCCGTACAGCTCGTTCTTGCGGTGCCTGTGGAGCTCATCAATGAGCCCGAGGGTGAATATCAGGCCGTCGATCTTGTCTACGTCCGATGCGATGACCCGAATCCGGCCCCTACCGTCCTTTCGGCGGATCTCGCGCCGCTGCACCTCGAGTGCATCAGAAATCGGAGACCGCACGACGAGGCCCCTTGCCTGGTCGAGCAAGATGGATGCCTGGTCCCTCGAAGCCGCGGCAATGATCACCTCGGCATCCAGGGTGGTCATCAGGTGAAATAGGCCCAATCCGGCCAGCAGGGTGGTCTTTCCATTGCCCTTGGGAATGATGATGACCGTCTGGGGCTTGCCTCCGAAGAAGTCGCCCAGGATTCTGGCTTGGAAGGGCTCGAGCTCAAAGGGCTCTCCGTTGTCTAGAATGAGCTTTCGGCAGAACGCCTTGAAGGCTGCAAGGTTTCTGGCGCGCGCGGTCTGTGCTGAC